ATATCGCTCTCCATGACAACTGTGTTGTATTTCCCGTTAGCACTGATCATCATATCAACAATCGCCAACACAAAATCATCGAGCTCTCTGCCGAAAGAGATCTGGGAAGTATCGATAAAATACTTCAATCTTTTTAGTACGATTTCCTCATTAAAGGAATTCGTAGACGGCGTCTCTGCGCTACTGTCTCTGTCTATGAGCGTCGTGAGCGTGTAGAAAAGCACCGCGGTCACCCCTAATGACCACGGTGTTAGATACGCAACAACAAAAGCAATACTTCCGTCGTGTTCTGTTGCGCGCCCTTTTCCTCAATAATGTCCTCACCATACAGTTGTGGTGAGGACATTTTGCACCACATAAAAAATCTTCTTTGTGTAGCCTGATTATATTAACACATAACACCACTTATGTCAAGTCTTTTTTTGTTTTTTTAGCTCTTCTCACCTAAAGCCCCGCTATTTATGACGCCGCGGGGCAGGCGTATGTGAAAGGGGACATAAAAATGAAGAATAGAATATCGGTAACATTCTTCAGGTTAAAGGTTAGCACATATGTGTGTGCCATGTGTGCCAACTTTTAATTTTTCGCGATAAATCTGTAACAGATATGCTTGACGCTGTAAGAACTACTACCGATTTTATCCGCCACATCTTCCCATGTCAGTCCCTCGATAAAGCGCAGCGTGAATATCTGCCGGGTCAGGCTGTCGGGAATATCCGATATGTAGCGCTCAAGTCGGCTGCGCTCATATATGCGCTGCTCGATTTTAGCCTGGATTATAGCTTCGAGATCCGTTATCTCCGCTATGCAGCGTTCAAGCGCAGGCTCAGGGTTCGGGCTATGCGGCATACCGTCGTAGTTCGGCGACCTCGGGCAGAGCAAATTTGCCCGCAGCTCCGCAAGTCTCTCACGGTCAAGTTCTATCTCTTTGTCAAGGTAGTACAGCTGCGACAACTCTTTAAGCGTCATTTGACAGCCTCCTCTCGGGTCTTATCGTGCTTTTCAATCTCCGGCTTCAGACAATGCCGAAACGGGCACAGAGGCTTTTCTCCGCCGGTCTGGACGAGAAACACGCAATGCTCATTCGGGCACATCTCAGGCACTGCCATCACTCGCTTTCAAAAATCCCATTTCAATGAGTTCTTGACCGCATCGCGGACAGTCGTGCCGGTCATTATCATCTGCTTCGAATATCTTGCAGCAGTAATAACATCTCAGGCAGCGTGTTTCCCGGTCGCTCGTCCGCTCCCGTATGTAGCGCCTGTTGGTCTCTTCCTGGGTTATTTGTTTCAGCATGGCAGCTCCTCGATTCTCACATAAATTCCCGGCACGGCAGCCCAAAACTTTTCGCTGATCTCCGATGCGACCTGCGCATCGTCCTTCCAAAAGTGTAGGCGGGTCATGCAGTCTTTCAAGGCTTTTTCGAGATTGTCCGTATCGGGCTTCGAGGTTTTCCATTCCCCGTCTCTGTGCTTAGTCCCTGTATTGCTGAAGCACCATTTGACCATCAGCCTGACTGCGCCTGAATACGGTTCCTGCGGAATATGTGCTGCCAGGTGTGCCGTCAGATTCCCCTTTGCCGCTTTCAGCTCGGTTGAATCGTACATTATCGCCTTATCGTTTTTGACGGTTATCTTTTTATCGTGATGCGTTACCGTGGGCGGATGCATTGGCATGAAAAATTCAGTTGTCATTTCAGTTTCCTTTCTTTTTTGTTTTTGAAAATCGTCCTTGTCAAGGTAGGGAAGAAGTTGTGTGCGGCGGCAGCCTAAGCCGCCACACTTCTTTCCCTTGACTTTGAGGGAAGGGAAATTCCCCACTTATATATGAAATATATAAGTGCTTTTGTCTGTCCGAGACAAACTCGGATTTTGTCCCGATTTTGTCTACACGGACAAACACGGTGTGTGTCCCGACTTTGTCTAAAAGACACGCAGGACAAAACACCGACCTTGTCCTTGTCATTTTAATCCTACTTCATTATCAGAAATCCAAAATCCACCATGTTCTTCGAGGAGCCTCCTTACAGTCTTTTCGCTTTTTCCCGTGTACTCCGCAAGGTCAGAAATCATTACTTTTCCATTTGCGCTGCAAACTTGAAAAGCGGTATAGATGCCGTTTTTACGTTCTTTACTCCGATCATTATTACTTTTTTTACCTTTAAAATTTTTCTGCCAGGTCTTGTTCCACGCCGGTCTATCATCTTCCGGCTTTATATCCTCCAGCACGCCGGTATCATCTATCCGATGCACGGGGTAATCGAACCAAAGATTAACCGGAGCGAACTTCGGGAACTCACGCAGGGTGCCCTCGACGCGCCACGCGGTACGCTGCTCTATGCTGTTCCACGCTGTTCTGACTTCGGCAAGCATAAGATCGCGGGATGCCGGAGATAGACTCTCGCCGCACATTTTGAGCAGCTCGTGCGCGGTGTTTTCTTCGTCCTGCGACGGTTCCGGCAGCTTGAAGCGGCGCATCCATTTAAGGCAGATTTCACACTGCGCCTTGTCCTCTTGCTGTTTGCGGATACCGTCGGTTATATCAAGCTCTATGAGGTCGAGCAGCGCGTCGGGGTCGCGGGCGAACACTCCGCTGCCGGACGCTCTGTCCATGCTCCTCTTGCCGCCCTGAGCGCCTTTTGAATGGTGGTGGCAGTAGATAACCGCACACCCGAGCTCGGTACAGACCTTGTCAAACTGGTTGCAGAAATGCGCCATCTGATCTGCGCTGTTTTCGTCGCCGGTGATGATTTTATAAATCGGGTCAATGACAATGGCGATATATTTTTTCTTTGCAGCGCGTTTGATGAGCTTCGGCGCGAGTTTATCCATCGGAATGGACTTGCCGCGCAGGTTCCACACATCGATGTTATGTAGGTTTTCCGCAGCCCAGCCGAGCGTTGTATAGACATCTTTAAAACGGTGCAGACAGCTCGCACGGTCAAGCTCGAGATTGACATACATTATCTTGCCCTGGGTACATTTGAAGCCCAGCCATTCGCGCCCCTCGGCTATGGCGCAGCACAGCTCTATCAGCGCAAAAGACTTGCCAGCTTTTGATGGTCCTGCGACAAGCATTTTGTGTCCCTGCCGTAGCACTCCGTCTATAAGCGGCGACGCAAGCTCCGGCAGGTCGTTCCACACATCGGCAACGCTCTCCGGATCCGGCAGGTCGTCGTTTATGCTTTCAATCCATTCTTTCCATTCGTTCCATGAGCTCTTGCCGATGTTTGTGTCGAGCAGATACTGCTTCTTTCCGTTGCGCTCCACGCCCGGCATACGGCTCAAACGGGACGGGTTTTTGTTCTGGCGGTCGATATCTATGCCGTTTTTCTTGCACACGTCATAGAGGTAATCAACGCGCTTGCGGTATTCGTCAAAGTTTGCGGCATCGATACGTACAATGGCGTGCAGGCTCTTTCCTCCGCTGTAAACGAGACAGGCAATCGGCAGCTCGAGCTCGCGTATTATCTGGTTTTGATGGGTGATGTCGGTCGTATCGGATTCGACCAGAGCATATCGGAACTCCGTCACATTTTCATTTTTGACGCCTTTGCCGTCCAGAGGATTGAAGCGTATCCACGCCCCCGCCTCCGGCTTGCAATCGCCTATTACGCGACCTATGTCGCCCTCGCATTTGCTCAGAGCCTCTATAAGCTCTCCCGCAGTCCTGGTATACACGCCTTTCGTCGGCAGGTATTTACTATCTTTTTCCCAGCTTTCGGTGACATAACCGACCGTCTCCCCCGCCTCAAAGAGCGTTTCGAGATATTTGGTAATCTGCTCTACGGGATTCCATTTGTCGGGAATATTCAACTCCTTGCCTTCAATCCAGCTTTTGTCGACAAGAACAAGATCATCCTTTTGTTCTCCGATAACGCTGTCCCAGTCAAGCGCGCCGTCATCTGCCTGAAAATGCCAGCCGTTATCTTTTGCCATCTGAACGATAGTCCCCGCCGTAACCGGTGCAGCGGCGCCGTTGAAAGTATTCCACTTTTTTTCGCAGTCGCCGGCATGATAGCGCTTGTCCGGGCGTGACCATTCATCCCAGTCATCGCAGCTATATCCCTCGTATTTGAGCGCCATGCCGACTTCCACCCATTCGGAATATGTGCAAGCAGCCGGGTCTATGTATTTTATGAGCTCTTTTAAGTCGAGCTTTTCTTCTGTCATATCATCATTGCCTCCGGTTTGTAGTCTTTAGGCACAATGCCGCGCGGAACTCGCCAGTCGTTTGCAGCTATGCGATTTATCATCTTTGTCGCAGCGTCAAAGCTCCATTCGCCTACATGCAAAAAACCGCGAGATTCCAAAAAGCGTATCTGCTTCGGCGTTGTGAGACCTTCTTCGCGGCGCTTGCTGAGGCGGTCAAGCAGAAGCTTTGCCTTGCCGGCGTTCTCGATTGCGTCGGGAAATATACCGAGCTTTTCGAGCGTTTTAATCTGTTTTTCCGTCGGCGGAGCGCATTCCCAACCGAACGCCGGAACATAGCTTGAAAGATCCTGCGCGGAAATCGACATTTCATACTGCAGCGGGTCGACAAGTCTGCGCTTGCGCTTCCTCATTTCCTTGAGCTGCGCCGCAAGAGCTTCTTCACGCTGAGCGACGACATCGCTCTCGGCTTGCTGCTCGGCAGCCTCAATATCAACCGGACAACCTGCCGCTTCGATATTCTCCGTCATCTTTTTTGCGACCTCTTCGTTTTCACATATCAGATGAGCAGGATGACAAAGTTCATGGCGCTCTGTATCCAACAAGAACACGAGTAGCAGAAGATCCTTTTTGCCGGGTGCAAGGCGCGTTCCGCGCCCAACCATTTGGCTGTATAGGCTTCTGACCTTTGTTGGTCTTAATACAATGACACAGTCGACTGCCGGACAGTCCCAGCCTTCCGTCAAGAGCATGGAGTTACAGAGCACATTATATTCGCCGCGCTCAAACGCTTCGATTATCTCCGCTCTGTCCTGACTTCCGCCGTTGACTTCTGCAGCCTTGAAACCGCGCTCATTCAGAATATCCCGAAATTTTTGCGAGGTCTTTATAAGCGGCAGAAACACGACTGTTTTGCGCTCCTTGCAGTTCTTTATCATCTCGTCGGCAATCTGATACAAATACGGATCCAGGGCGTTGTCGATATCGGCCGCCTTGAAATCCCCGTTCTGCATAGATACGCCCGTTAAGTCGAGAGCTAAAGGAATCGTGAGGGCTTTTATAGGCGAAAGATAACCGTCTTTGATAGCCTGTGGAAGAGTGTATTCATAAGCAAGGGAATCAAAGTATGTGCCGAGATTGCGCATATCGCCTCTGTCCGGCGTAGCGGTGACGCCTAAGACATGCGCGTCTCCAAAGTGCTCAAGCACGCGCTGATAACCATCGGAAAGGCAGTGATGCGCCTCGTCGATGATTATGGCGTCAAAATAGTCGCTGTCGAACTGTTCGAGCCGTTTTTCTCTCTGTAAAGATTGCACCGAGCCAACGGTTATACGGTACCAGCTGCCGAGGCAGCTTTCTTCGGCTTTCTCTGTGGCACACATCAAGCCGGTAAATTTCAGTATTTTGTCCGCCGCTTGTTCAAGCAGCTCGCCGCGGTGAGCGAGCACAAGAACCCGCTCACCGTTCTGAACACACTGCTTTGCAACATTAGCGAAAACGACTGTTTTGCCGGTGCCGGTCGGCAGGACAAGCAATGTGCGGTTATTGCCGCTCGCCCACTCGTTGAATATTGCCCGTTCTGCTTCCAGCTGATAAGGTCTCGCGTCCAAGGATTAAAAATTCCCCGGAGTGAAAGCGGGACGCTGAGTGGATTCGTCCGGCTCAAGGAATTTCTTGACCTCATTGTAATAATTATCGTTGTAAAGCCTCTGCCCTATCTTGCAGCGGCCTTTTGAACCTACAACCTGCGCCCAGTTCATTCTCAGAGGTTCGCCGTGTTTCTTCTGGCCGATAGCGATGAAGAACGCGCACACAAGCCCTTCTGTTTTACGCGAGAGGAAAAGATTATGTTTGACGATTGCTGTGCCCTGCGGCGCGTCTATCTGAAGCGTAAGCTCCGCTTTCGGGCAGGCAGACATCTTCTCTGAGCCGTTAAAATAGCCGCGCTCAAAGCTCTTGACGGTGAATTCATATTCCCCTTCCGGCAGAAGTACAAATTCGTTTTCGGCTTCGATTACACTGTCCCAGTCGAGGGCGTCGTTTCTGTTGGTATTGTAGTTTTCGTTCATAGTTAATACTCCTTTTTATTTAAAATTTTCTTATATGATTGACGATGATATCATAGACCTGCTCCCATGCACCGATAAGGCAGCCGTTAATGAAAGCTTCGCCATAATTGAGAATCGGTGTGTCGGCAGTGAAGTAACCTTTCCACGCTACTGCATTTCTAAGCTCATCTTCGGTAACGTTGTTCGCCGTCATGAGTTCACGCAGCGCTGCCGGTAAGCCAGAACTCGGTTCAGTGTTCTCAGTGTTCGGGGTAGGCTCATCGGCATCGGCGGTAAACTCGTCGATTTTTGCCTTGAGTTCCTCTATGCTTTTTTTCGGCGGGTCGGGCAGCGCATTCGTCTGCGGCTTATCTTCCGGCGCCGCTGCGACATATGCACCGGAAGACGGAATAAACGGTGCGATGACGCTGAAATCGAAATCGACCTCGTCCGGCAGCCCGTATCTGTTCTTCGCATCCCAGCAGGGATGATGATTGGTATACATTACCCTTCTGCCGCCCTGTGCCTTTCTGCTGTCGGTCTTCTCGTCCTTTATCACGAACGTCTTATAGTTGACGAAGAGAACCGTGTCTGCCCATTCTTTTACGATCGGCGCGACATTTTTTGAAAGTTTCATCTCCCAGCGGTCGTATGCGCCGAGCTCGTCCGGCTGCTCAAACTTACGCATTTTGGCGTGAGCGGTCAGCACGACGTTAATACCTTTTGATATAACCTCATTGAGCAGGTCAAGAAGCCTGCCGAACTCTTCGTAGAGCTTTGTATAGCCCTTGCCGTATCCGAAGTCCTCAATGCTCTGTTTGTGATTTACGGAACATATATGATTACTTGCAAGCTGCTCTGCCCAGTCCGCTGTGTCGATGACAAGCGTCATACACAGTTCGGGGTGATCGCGAACATATTTGACCTCTTCGAGAAGCATCGTCCAACTGCTCGGTTTGTCAAAACGCTTAACGTTCAGCCTCTTTGTGCTGCCTTCCGTGTCGATGAAAATCGCGCCCGGGAACTTGGAAGCAAAGGTTGATTTGCCGATTCCCTCCGGACCGTAAACTATGACCCGCTGTGCATCTTCGATTATTCCTGATGTTATGTTCATTAAAACTGTCCTGCCTTCCATGCTTTTTTAGTCTCCGTCGGTTCGTTCACCACATATCCGTCCTCTATAAGGACACTGCATTCATCACCGGTGCTGACCCTCGTTGCTATCGCCTGCAGCCCCTCAGACTCAAGCCATTTGCCGAACTCAGCAAGAGTGTCAAGATCCATCTGCTCGAGCTTATCAAGCAACACAAACCCGCAACTGGGGTTGAGCTTGCGCACGATGGCCGTGGAAACCTTGAGCTGATCCGCTCCGGACATATTGTCCCACTTGAAGCCGTTGTATGTCAGCTCGCCATCCTTGACCGACAGCCCCGGCAACGGAAGCTGTGCGGACTTGAGCAAGTCGGTTTTCTTTTGCCTGACATCTTCAAGCTTGTTTGTCAGCTGGCTGTACTGAGTCTGATACGCTTTCGCATCCTCTTCCGCTTTCTCTTTTTCAAGGTTGGCACGGATTTTAATGTTGATTTTCTCAACATTTTCAATGTCCTCTTCAAGCTCGGCGGTGCTCAGATCCTCGAGGTGCTCCGTCTCCATGTGCGCGATTCTGAGGTCATCCATAAGGCTCTGCTGCTCCGTCATAAGACGTTGAAGCTCAGCCTGGATTCCGTTTATTTTGCTGTTGACGGCGTCATAGTGATGCTGTATCTCGGCGGCTCGGTCACGCTTACGCTTATTCTCGGCGTTATGCGCCATAATACATTGCTGCTGTTTGATAAGCTCGGATGCGGAAATCAGCTGCTCCGGTACATCCGGATACTCCGTCATCTCTCTAGCATACTTGAGTTTCTGATCGGCTATCTGTCCAATCATGTGGCGCTTGTTGTAGAGCTCCGTCTCGTCGTGCTCAAGCTGTGCGAGCCTGTCTCCAACGCCGATTATGCGCAAAAGTGTGTTGGCTTTTTCCTTGTTTGATGCGGTCATGAACCTCGGCAAATCAAGCGCAAGCTGAGAAATAAACTCGTTTATAAGCTGCTGACCGCCTTTTCTGCCGGTAGGGTCTGTGACCTTCAAGGTGCTGTTCTTCCCGGTGCGCTCCACTATGATGCCGCTGTCCATTGTGATTTTGAGATTGGGCGGCAGTACAGAACCCTCACGCTGTGGCTCTGACGGACGAAATCTATCGCCCCCAAGCGCCCATGCAATGCTGTCGAGCACAGAGGTCTTACCCTGACCGTTACGCCCGCCTATCACAGTCAGACCGTTTTCGGTGGGCTCGATTTTGACCGCCTTAATACGCTTTACATTCTCGAGCTCAAGGCTGTTTATCTTCATTTGACATTAGTCTCCCTTCGTGTTATCATGATGTTGAGGTTTTACCTTTGCCGTCTTCGCTGCCCACTCAGCGTTGGCGGCTTTTATAATATGCGCAGTAATCGTCTGTCGGCGGCGAACTGCGGAAAATCCCGGTCTCGTGAGTGTACATACAGGCCGTTCCGTCCCAGTCACCGCACGGAGCCGAAAGTCTGCGACGCCAGTCACAGCTGTTGCATATCGCCATTTTGCGCCACGGTCCGTTTCTCATGCGCTTCGGTTCCGGTGTCGGCGCAGCAGCAGCGGGCTGTTGCCGTTTATCGGTCAAGCAGGTGATATAATCAAGCGATACGCCGAAATACCGTGCAGTTTTTACAGCCATGGGAAGCGACGGGCAGCTCTTACCGCATATGTACGCAGACACCATGTTCGGCGCGATGCCGAGTGCTTTGGCAAGGTCTTTCTGCGTAATTTTTTGCTCACGCATCAAATCCTTGAGCCGCGCCGCGAAGCTCATCATGTCAAAAGCCCCTTTTGCTGTCGGTTTTCCCATCGTTTTTTGCCTCCTTTCTGTAAAGTATTTTTGCTTTGAGCCTGTCCTCGAAGACGATAAGCTTGTCCTCTTTGACAAATCCATAGATGATAAGCACGACGAGGGCTATTTCAAAGACTGTTTGAATTGCAAATTTAAGTGCCATTTTCTTTCTCCTCAAAAAAGCTCATTTGTCTTTCGCTCCAATCGATATATCTGTCCTCCCACTGCACCCCTATGTAGTCCAGCACCCTGCCCCAGCCATATCTGTCATTGGTCTTTGGGTCGGTCACGCATCGGTACATCCAAAATTCCCACTCTTTTTCGTTTTTCTCCCGAAGTCGGTCAAATCGATGTGGGCGTTCTTCAAGGTGTATGCCAAAGCCGCACATGGAACAGCCCGTCCTTTGCGCTCCTGTGGTGTACAGCTCTCCTATGTCACCCTCCCACCTCTGATTACGCGACTTAATCTCGCCGTATATTTCAGGAATTGGAACGTTTAATTCTGTCGCAAGCTTTAAAAGGTCTTGTCTCGTGAATATTGCAAACGGGCAGGATCTTATGGATGTTTCCCCGAAATAATTGCATCCATTGAGCATCAGGCTCTTCTCTCTTCTGCCTCCCTCCGAAGCCATAAGACCAAGAAACGGAACACTGTTGTGCTCTTTAGCCCAATCATTACAGGGCTTCTCCTTGAGGTAATAACAGCATTTGTCACTCACAAGAAAGTTGGGTTTTTGATATTCAACGCCCTCATTCTCGTTTTCATATCCGCCGAACAAATTTAGCCATTTTTGCGGCAGTTTCATTCGGCTATTGGTACGGTTCCCGCCATATTCGCCTGTCTCGCCTGTAATTATGGCGTGTCTGACTGTTGCGTTATCAGGAGTGGGATTTTGTAATAGGTAGATTTTGTTTGCCTTTTCCTTGGACAGAACAGGAAACCCGAACTCCTGTAGAATCTGCGCCTTTGTCCACGGCTTACCATCATCCGAACGGAGCGCCGGCTTTAAGCGCTCAACACCGAGCTGCTTATGTACGCGCTGAATGCTTACATCTTCGAGGCTTGAGACACTCACAGCAGGAACGTCAATTCCGATATCGCGCAGAAATAGTAGCAGTGTGATGCTGTCCAGTCCTCCGACGGAAACATGGCAATTCAACCCCCGCTTCTCGCACTCCTGCACGAAAAACTCTGCAACCTCTCTCGCGTGAGCCACCTTCCGACCATATGACCATTCCTGTTTTTGTCTAAAAGCCTTAATCGTCCATATGTCGGCTTCGGACAGACCCTTTTCCCAGCCCACGTTACCCCTCCTCAAAAAATCGGTGCCCGCCGATGGTGCAAACATAGGTCTGCGATTCATGCCACTCGCTGCTTACCAACGCCGGTGCGTAGAAGAAAAGTATCTTCGCGTCTGTCACCGTCTCGCCGGCATCAAAGACTGCGGCGACAGCTTCGCGAGTTTCTGCATTCGGTTCTACCCTGCGGTCGGTGTAACCATACTCCTCAACTATCTCCGCGGGGCGCTTGCCGGTCTTTTCGCAAGCATTGAGCAGACACTGTGAGACTGCGATTTTGCCCTCGCAGGGCTCTGTTCCCGCCTCGGCCATAACAACTTGACATAAGAGCTCTCGCTCCTCTGCGGTCAACCGGTAGCGTGCTGTGGGTATCTGCGCCGATACCGTCAGCTCAGGCTCGGTAATCGGTTCTGTCTCCGGTATCGTGATTTCTTCAGGAACCGCTGCCGCCGCGAAAAGCAGGACAAGCGCCAGCACTGCGGCAATTGTTAAAAATCCTTTTGTCATTTTGATGTCTCCTTTCTGTTTTGGCCATTAGCTCACCATAAGACCAATGTCTCCGCGCTTGAACTGCTCAAGTCGGTCAAGCCTAATGTAGTACGAGTACGACCCGCTCGGATTTTTGATTGCGATGCAGAAGGTGCATTTTCCCTCCCTCGCGAGCAGACGAATCTGATGCGGCGGTATGTAGATAACCTCTCTCAAGTACATTGACGCCTCGTTGACTGACATAAGTGTCATTTTTTTACGCATGGTGTTTTCCTCCTTTTTTTAATCGTCAAATGCGGTCTTCTCAATTTCCACCCTCTCGGCAGCGAACTCAATCATCGATGAGACTATTTCCGTTGCCGAAAGCCCTGTTTGCAGCCAAAGCTGATTGACGATGTATGCGGCTTCGTCTGTGAGTCTCACACGGCAGTTTCTCGATTCCGAAAATTTTTTCGGAGTAAAAATGAGTTTGTCTTTGTTTTTTTCGTTGAGCTTCATAATATAGTCATTTCTCCTTTCACAGCGGGGGTCAAGCTCCCCCATTTCATCTGTTTTTAATGTAAGCCAATCGGAATTAACATTCAGCTCTTTTAAGTACCTCCTTTCCATTGTTTTATTTCTTTCCATGTGTTATAATTTTTTTAATTTCTATCAAAGCAGGTGCAAAGCATGAAGCCGATAAAAGACAGCAATTTTAAAAGTCAAGATGTACCGAAAAACATTCGCCAGTATGAGCACCGTATGCGAAAGATGCTCATGTGGATATTGGAAGGAAAAGAGATTCAAGAGCTCTCCCCGTGGGATTGCGAAATACTTGGTGCCTGTTTATCCAAAGGATACATAGTCAACAATCTCCGTTCCGTCAGAACCGCCAACGGGAGCATCTCTTTTGATTTATCCGGAGATGCCAAACTGACACATGCGGGTTACGAGTATCTCGCAAGAATCGATGCAGAGTCCCGAAGTCGTAAGGCAATTGTTATTTCTGTGCTTGCGCTAATCATCTCCGTCGTCCCTTTGGTAATAAATTATGCGGTTGCTCCGATACTGGAGTGGCTTTCCAAACGCTGATACCCTTCGACGCGCCCACACATTCCGCAGCATTCGGAATGTCAAGCAAGACATCGTTAGATACAAGTTCCAGTGTCAAAGTAGGCCAAGAGCCGCCCTCGTGATGAAATTTAACGCTGCGGACTGATTGTCCTATCTCAACGCCGCCTAACTTCACACTGCTCTTCAGACCCGTGTTCGGATCGACTCTTATCTCGATTTTGTTCATCTCTTCACCTCTCTTTCTTTTTTCAGCTCCTTTCTTCGGTTAGCCGTAACTTGCGTTTTCACAAGTCGATGAGTAAAAAAAATAAAAGGAGACTCTTTCGACCGGCTCGCCTATAATCTCAAGTATTTTGAACATTTCGCTTTGCGTGAACTCCCTTGCACCGCAGAGCTTGCGGTTAATCGTCGCTTCGCTTTTTCCGACGCTTTTTGCAAGGCTTTTCTGGGTTATGCCTCTTTGCCTCATTGCGCCGAGCAAATTTGAGTAATCATACATTATCGCTTTCACCTCCTTTTGGTTTGATTATATCACTTGCGTTTTCACAAGTCAATACTTTTTCACAAGTTTTCAAAAGTTTTTTTCATTTTTACTTGCGTTTTCGTTGGCTTTGTGATATTGTATAGGCGAGGTGATCAATATGCCAAGCTTTGCAGAAAGATTAAATGAAGCCTTAGAACGCAGAAATATGACCGCAGCGGAACTTGCGAGAGCGTTGAATGTCGCTGACGCTACAATAAGCAATTATAAAAAAGGAATCTATGCACCAAAACAAAGAAGAACTGAAGAAATATCAAAAATTTTAAATGTATCTATTCCGTGGTTAATGGGTGCAGATGTTCCCATGAAGCCGCTAAACCTCGTTTCTCCGAATGTGACCGAAGATGTTGTTACGTTCCCGGTAATAGGCAATATTGCCGCCGGATATGAAGAAATTGCAGTCGAGGATTGGAGCGGCGAAACCATAGATGTCCCGCGCTCTTTTCTCAAGGGACGAAGCAAATCCGACTTTTTTGTTCTAAAGGTACACGGTGATTCAATGTACCCGACATACCACACCGACGATAAAGTCCTCATTCTTCGGCAAACCTTTATTGAGCGCAGCGGAGATGTTGGTGCCGTTATTTACGACGGCGAATGTGCGACGCTTAAGCGTGTCGAAATTTTTGACGATATGGTGAGGCTCAGTCCGCTTAATCCTTCCTACCCACCCAAAGAATTGACAGGCGCAAATCTCGAGCAGTATCACATCATCGGCGTTCCTTATCTCCTCGTGAGAGAGATAATTAAAAACTAATAGTAAGGGTGGCTTAAAGTTTGAAAGAGAAAAATTTACAGATAGGTTTGTACATAGTTTCTGCGATGTCGATTCTAACGGGATTCGTTACACTGCCTTCCGGCGGTATAGTCGCTGTTGTATCCGGTATAGGCGGTATCATCCTTACCGTGCTGTTGTCTAAGCGAACAAAGGAACTTAACAAAACTATTAATGACAAAGACTATGAAATCCAGTGTTTAAATAACAGTGTAGTAAATAATACCAGTGAACTTGTCGCACTCAAAAGGCATCAGGAAGAGCTCGGATTTACCACCTACGATGAGACAAAAGCCGCTGCGGATACACTGCAAAAGTTAATCGAGAGTTATAACCAGACCATTGAGAAACTCCGAGACTCTATACTCGAACAAACAGAGCTTAGTGAGAAAGCCGAGAAGCGTTTAAAAACAGCGCAGAATAAGCTTAACCGAATCAACGAACTTTACAGAAGCATCAGCTACACTGTCAAGGAATTCGGCAACGGCGCGGATATTAATCCTCTCGCGTCTGATCTGCTCGAACTCGATGACTTGCTTCCGACCGTCACCCTCAAGCTGCACTGCTTTGATGTCAAGGATCTCCGCAAGGCTTTCCGAGCAAATGATAAGCAGATTGAACAGGTCATGCAGACATACGCTGCGAGATACACTACAAAGACCAACCAGACTATCTACAGACTCATGGTTATTGCTCTTCGTGCTGAGCTTCAGAATATCCTCTTGAGCCTGAAATATGAAAAGCTCGACCAGGGTATCGAAGATGTAAAGAAGGTAACCGCTAAATATCTTGCCATTGCCGAGGAAGGCAATCAGAATATAGCCGGCACGCTGAAGAAGTTCGTCGGCGAAATAGAATACCTATTTATCAATGCCGTAAAGATAGAGTACAACTACTATGTCAAAAAAGAACAGGCTCGCCAAGAACAACTCGCAATCAGAGAGCAAATGCGTCAGGAAGCCGAAGATCGTAAAGCTCTCGCCGAAGAAAAGAAAAAGATTGAAGCAGAAGAAACAAAATATAACAACGAAATCCAGTCGCTCAAGGATAAGCTCGCCGCAGCCAACAGCGAAGAGGTCAATCTGCTTCAGGCGCGAATCCTCGAACTCGAGTCCCAGCTTTCCGATGTCGCAGTCAAGAAGGACAGCATAGTCAAGCTTCAGAATGGCACTGCCGGAAACATTTACATAATCAGTAATCTTGGTTCGTTCGGCGATAAAGTGTTCAAAATCGGTATGACCCGCAGACTCTATCCGCAAGATCGCATTGACGAGCTTGGCAGCGCGAGCGTACCGTTTAAGTTTGATGTTCACAGCTTTATTTTCTCTGATAACGCCGTGGCTCTCGAAAACGCCTTACATTCTCGCCTTGACGCACAGAGAGTTAACAAGGTCAACCGTAGAAAAGAGTTCTTCTATTCCTCTGTGGACGAGCTTGAGTCTATAGTCAATGAGATAGATCCGACAGCGGAATTTAACAAGACCATGATGGCAACGGAATTCCGTCAGTCTCAGTCCTCCGATGAGACATACACCGATGATTATCGCAGTGATGTTGACTTTGAAGATGACGACGATTAAATAAAAAAAGAACCCCCGGTGCGGGAACACCGAGGGTTCGAGAATCAACACACACCATGCGTATAGAGTGGATTGATATAATTATTATATCACCCGCTCTGAGGAAACACAAGCAAAAAGGAGCGGATTTTTTAATGGCAAAGCGTGAAAACGGTGAAGGCAGCGTATATAAACGCAAGGATATCAAGCGGCGCCCCTGGGTCGTCGCGTTGCCGGCAAGTTATAGCCTGGACGAGCAGGGCAAGATGATTAAAAAGCAGGAAATCCTCGGGCACTACGCATCGAGCAAAGAGGCGAAAGCTGCTCTGGCTCACTACCTCGAATACCCGGTCACAGAGATAAACATGACCGTCGATGACTTGCACACATTGTGGCTCTCCCGTGCCGAATATAAGAACCTGGCTAAGCAATCGAAGGACTGCTACAACGCCGCATGGAAAAAGATTCCCGGAGATGTAAGAAGCATAAAAATGCGCGAGCTGAGAACGGAAGACATGCAGAAATGCATTGATGCATACAGCGCACAAAGCGGCACTTCGCTCTCGTATATAAAAATCACATTTTCGCGTCTTTATGCGCTCGCGTTGGAGCGAGACATTTGTTACAAAGACTATTCTAAATTCGTTAAGCTTCCAAAGAAAAAGAAAAACGAGATACATCCATTTTCCGCCGAAGAAGTGGAAAAGATAAAGGCCGCCGCGCAAGCTAATGTCCCATACGCCGATATCATTCTCATCCTGATTTACACGGGATTTCGTATTTCTGAACTACTCGCCCTTACTCCGGATGATTACATAGCGGATCAAGCCTTGCTCATAGGTGGTCTGAAAACCGAAGCCGGAGAGAATCGCCATGTTCCTGTTCTGCCGATGATTAAGCCGTATATAGAAGCGCTTGTAGCAAAGCAAGGTAAAAAAATAGTATGTCGTGATGACGGCGAGGGATACAGCTCGAGCTACATGCGCAAAAAATATTACGACTGCCTTGAAGAGATAGGAGTTAAGCGTCTATCCCCCCATTGCTGCCGAAAAACATGCGCAACAATGATGGTAGAAAGCGGTGTATCACCCGAAGCTACACAAATGATTCTTGGGCACGAAGAATACAGCACGACCTTAAAATACTATGCACTTGTATCAGACAAAACTCTTCATGAGGAAATGGCGAAGATATCTTAAAATCCGTAGTAATCCCGTAGTAACGCCCGATTCCCGTTTAGCATTTATCGTCCGTTGCGTACATCCAAGCCACTATATGTTGTGTTTTTCTCCGCAATTTGCTATGTGTATGTACTACATATTTGACTTTTAATCAAGGTGTCCGGAGTTCGAATCTCCGATGGATCACCAAAGAGGAAGTCTTGAAGTCGTTGTGTATCAACTGTTTCAAGGCTTTTTTCATTTCTATTTCAATGCACTCAAAATGAAATCCGTAGTAACCCTGTAGTAACGGCCGATTTTTACCTGAGCAAACATTGCTTGATTTTTAAAGCATATCATGCTATAATGCAATTAAAGAGCCTCCGGCTCTATATCCTATTTCTTGTGGCTCTCGGTCAGACCGAGGGCTGCGTTCTTTATAAAGCAAAAAGCCGGGCAGAGGAAAATCCCCTGCCCGGTTGTGTTTTAAATCGCTCCGAAGAGCTTGAGAATCTGTACGACCGCCCAGGCTCCGTAAAGTCCGAGCATGTTCATGAGGTTGAAAAGAATTGCTGTTATCATTTTGTTACCTCCTCTGTGACATCATCAAATCCGTAGTCTTTACGGAACGCTTCATTGAATTTGCTCACCGTGGCTTCTATCAGCATTTTCAGCTCAAGGTCGGTAATCGTTATGCCCTTTTCATTCAGCATCTCAACGATTGCTTCAGCAGCCTTATCATATTTCTCCTGACCGTGCAGGTCCTTGTAGAGCTGCTCGATAGCCTCGACGCAGGTCTTGGCAACCGCTTTCTTCGTCTTGTCGTCAAAATACTTCTGAAAGAGCTTCTTCGCGCATACGCCGAGGTATGATGCTATAGCTGTCAGAATGGTGCAAAGGATGCCCATTCCGCAGCTGTCCCAAAATGCTTTTATGTATTCCATGTGCTTGTCCTCCTTATTTGAGCAGCTGATTTACTTTCTTCTGAACTTCGGCAGAATCATAGCCCGCCGCTTTGAGTCTGATTTTTCGAATCGCGCCATTGCCCCACTTACCGGCGATAACTTCGCGGGCAACGGTGTCAACGGATTTTTTAGCCGGCTTTTTCTGACTGTAAACGATTTCATTTACACGCTTCTGAACCTCGTTCGGGTCATACCCGGCATTGCGCAGGCGCGTCATACGGTCGGCACCGTTGCCCCACTGACCGTTGATTACTTCGTGAGCGACCTCATTGACGGATTTCTTTGTGCCCTGAGGCTTCGTCTGTGCCGCGTCAGCGACATATTTGACATACGGCAGCTTACCATGCTTCGACCAGTTGCGGCGATTGTAACCGGGTTTGTCGCAATTGCAGGCGGTTATCTGCACGCAGTTCTTCCAGCGCGGCGTACACTCGACTGCAAGCCCTTCGCCTATGTACACGCCGATATGCCCCGGAGACCACAGGGCTTCTCCGATTTCGATTTTGCTGAAGTTTGTGCTGATGCCTGTACACTTCTGGATCATCGTATCCGCATTGATATCCGGCACACCGTTCGAAGCGTACTTCGCGCCGCCGTAGGGTTTGGACTTATCGCCTGTCCAACCCCAAAGCACGCCCTTTATAAGGCAGACGCAATCAAAACCGAAGGTGTCAGCTGATGCCGCTTTTATCATCTTCTGTCTGCTCGGATCTCTGTTGTAGTCGTTATTGTTGCAATAACGCTGTTTGTTGGATGCCGTAAGCGGTGCGCCGAAGCAGCCGTTCACATAAAGCGTCTTGTAGTGCAGCGCGATATCTTTCACCTTCGCTGCGAGTTCTTTGTTTGTCATGATAAATAACCTCCTTATTTTTTATAAAGCTGCTGTTCGATCGTGTCGATCCTGTGGTGCGCCTGTTTGGCGGACGACTCCACAGAACTCAGTCGTTCAAGCACCTTACCGATTTGGTCATCCTGCTTTTCTTGCTTTCTCTTGATGTCATCAACGCCACTTTTGATGTATCCGAGTTCCGTTAAAACGACACCATCTTTCTTGCCCTCGTCTTTGTTGTCACTTTTGCCGTTCCGCTTATATGCGAGATAGCCAAAGACTATTGCGCAAATAGTTCCACACGCACCTACCACAGCCAAGAAGACTTCCCATGCACTCATTTCACCACCTCCAATTTGTTGGAGCGCTGCTTCTAATTGCTCCCTTCTGGCATCTCGGCATCATAGGTTACATAGGCATTCGCACCATCTGCCACAGGAATTGTAAACCTGACGTACTTATATGACACAGGGATATTGCTATTGAATGTCACTTTGTACACATCACTCGACTCCTGTTCCCATGTGCAATCTGAGAAGTGCGACCCCGTTGTCGAGGTGATAATATAGCTTGCTGTTGCCATAGCCTTTTCAGCGTTGTAGAACACAACTGCCGTTCCCCCAACACCGGCGTTTGACGGTGCAGCAAGCGGTCTGATTCTTACAACAGACCCCGCCTTGCATGGGATAAAGCCAGTAACACACGAGCCAGTGTTATCTTTCTCCACACCGGTCGAGGTAGAAAGCCTTTTGTTGTTTGTATATCCGACCGCCGCCTGCGACGCGCCTCCAACTTTGAAGCTGTCTGTCAGGATGTTCGGCGCAACAACGCCGCTTTCGACCGCACTGATTGTGATAACAAGATTGCCAGTAACTCGTGGGATAGCAATCTTGCCACCCGAATAGTAAATCGACACGTCCGTCCCTCCCATTGTAATTGAAACTATTGCTCCATCGAGTTCATATCCGGCGTCCGGCGATATATTTGCGCCAAAAGACTGCCCGTCAATTACCCGGAGCTGTGTGTTGTCTGCGAAGCAGTTGCCTAAATTGAACGTTACCTTGTGAAACAGCTCAGTCTCGTCACCTCGCCACACCTCAGCGGTAATGTCAACTCCGTCCATCTTTACGCTCACGGAGCTGATTGCCTTGCCGTTCTGGGCAGAAATCGCCGCCTCATACGGCTGGTACTGCGTCACCTCTGTCGCAGCATTGTCACTTGCAGCACCTTCAATGGCGTTGGTCACGGTGAAGGTCGATATGTCCGGCGTCACCGTGCTCGGTGTTCCATCGATCATCGCCTTGCGGTAAGCGTTGATCTCTGCGGCAGTAAAGCCAAGTTCTGCTGCGAAGGTAACACACTTGTCGCGGAAGGTGCTTCCAGACTTACTGTTGAGCGCAGAAATTAACCCCTTCCATTCAGTCTCGTTTCTCCTGCGAGCATTTGCATCGGTATCCGAGCCGCTGTAAAAGGTCGTCAGCTCGTAGTCTTTGTCGATATCGGATTGACTCATACCGAGCAGACCTTCCAGCACGCAAGCGAGTGTAGCGGTTCTGTCCGCACCAGCCGCGCAGTGAAAGTACACCGGTTCATTATGCGTGACTGCATCAAACACACAGCGTAGATTTGCTTTCCATGCATCTATCGGTGTCAGAGCGTACCATGCATAAGCATCTGCACAAGTATAACGCACGTCGCTGCCGAGTGGGGATGCCGACAGTCCGCCTTCACTTGCTCCACGCAAATCGAGTTCATGCTGTATGCCGAGCTGCTCAACGAGGACTGCTCTGTCCGCGCTTGTCACATAACCGCCGCGGAAGAGCTTGCCGTACTTCACCGTACCGCCGTCACAATCCCATCCACCGAGGTCACGCACGTTCCAAGTCTGCGTGCGTATCCAACGTAAAGTATCCAGCGGTTTAAGAGTGCCCGCTTTCCCGCCAGAGGCAAATGGCGTCAAAACGTTCGGAACTTCGTTGTAATGCACCACCCCGCCAACTGTCTGTCCAATGGGTCTATAATTACTCCCAATTGATGTTGCAGGGGCATAGTCAGCAATCTGCGATGTGCTGTAGTCGCCGGGGTCATAGGTCACGGCGGCAAGGTAGTTTCGGACTGCCTCCGGGCATTGGTGCCACTCGACCGTCTCTGTGCCCGCGATGCCGCTCAACAGCTCTGCCATAGCATCGATTTTAGTCCCGTCCGGAACCGCCACATTGTTATTGGTCAGATAAGTCTTCAAAGTGCTTTTTGCGCCATTTATGCGCTCAAGGTTTGAGCTTATACTCATATGCAAGCACCTCCTTAAATCGCTGCAAGAGCTGCTTCAATCGCGTTAGTAAGTGATACTGTGCCGCCCGAAGTCTTGCCTGCGGGTATGGTGTAACTGGTCGTCGTCAAGCCGTCTATCGTCCCTGTCAGAGTACCGTTGTCCGCCATAGCACCCTCAACGACCGAGCCATCGGCGGCGACTATTTTCTTCCCTTCCACGACATCTCCGGCAGCAGCGGTTACGCCGCTAACATCCTGATATTTGGCAGGGATAGCTGCCACAGAGACCTTGCCGAGCACCTTGCCCACCGTCGGGGTGATATCCTGCGCCGCTTTAGCAGGTGTGGCGGTCTTGTTTTCGAGCACTATGCTCACTGCACCTTTGCCGTTGTGTATGCCATCAGGGACAGTGTAAGACTGGTTGTCCTTAGTGGCGTCGAGAACCTTTGACACAGCACCGTTATCGGTTAAAGTACCCGTAGCAGTTGTGCCGTCCGACTTAATAAACACCTTATTGGCACGGACATCGCCCTCTTCGGTGGTTGTTGCGCTAACATCTTGATAGTTTTCGGGGATTGCGCCGACTGTAACCGCCGATAAGCCGTAGTAACCTTGATCGGGAGATATGGACTGTTGCTCTTTGGTCGGCGTTACGGATTTTGTCTGTAAGTTGTAATTGCCGCCGCCTGAGACACCTTTAACTGTACCGCTGCCGTTGTGATATCCGGCGGGGATAGTATAGCTCTCGCCCTCTTTGACGCTCGCGTCAACCGCGCCCTGATTCTTGATAGCGGCGGCTTTAGTTGCGAGTTCGTCAAGCTTGTCCGTGCTTGTGGCAAGCCCCAACCCGACAAGCCATGTCCTTATCTTATTTCTCGCGTTTTGCAGTCTGGTGATTTCTGCCTGTGTGCTCATATATTAGCCTCCTTAAATTGTTGCTAAAAGCGCATTAATATTTCCAACAGCCGTGTAGACTGCTCCAGATGTTATCGGCTTAGTATTGTCTTGCTCGGCAGAAGTCGCGGTATCGACGGACAGCTTGCCGTTTTCCACCTTTAAACCGTCACCGATAGCATAACCTCCTGCGCCGCCTCCGCCGAGGGCTTTGCCGTCATAGGTCGGCTTGCCGTCGGTTTCGGCAAACTTATCAAGCACCGCCTTGTTTTCGTGCGTATGCCGTGCGGCGGTGTTCTGGTTGACTTCATCCACAATGCCGGGCTGTTGCAGATCTATAGAGTTGTCACCGTCCGCCGTTTGAAAAAAGTGCAACCTCACCATTCTGGACTTATAAACCTGTTCACTGCCGACATAGCCGATAAGCGTTACGCAGCAGCAGGATGTTGCCGTAACCGCCGACGGCAAAGGATATGAAAATGCTCCGTCCGTGGTCTGCAAAATTATCTCCGACAGACCGCCGGGCTCAAAGCAAAGGCGATACACTGCCTCTGTCGGCATGATAGCCGGTGGAGTAACAATAAGCTCCGTGGCGTAATGTTCCCCTATTATTCCGGCTTCGCAGTCGTATCGGTTATCGGCAAAATTAAGCCGACACTGTCTCATTTTCTTCAACAATAGTTTCACCTGCTTCCTGGTCTTTGTCATCCCCTTCGAGCGAGGACAGCAGTTTGTTGAGTTCTTCTTTAACGCCGATACATACCATGCGGCAATTCTCATAGGTTTTCTGTTCGGCTTCAATCTCGGCTATGCGAGATTTGATTTTTTCTACTGCTTTTGAATCTGTTTTTGAATCTGTCATGTTGTCACCTTCCGAAATTAAGCAAATGCTATTTTTTTGCCACCGACATACAACACGCCGTTATTGACCGTGATAAATGTTGTATATCCGCCCTGCCCCACCAGGCGCAAAGAAGCCTTGCCAGTTCCCGTGCTGTACACATCAAGTCTTGCTACCCTTGCGCCTGTGACGCTTAACAATTCCATCGCCGCCGACGGATTGTTGTCAACTACGCCGATCCCAAAGCCAGCAATATATTCCACAGTGCCGACTTTTCGATGATGTAACAGACCTGCGAATTGGTTTTCCAAGCATTCATTCGTCTCAACCATTTGTCTGATGCGTGTTTTATCGGCTTCAATTAACATATAATCCGTATCCCAGCTATACCCGAGATCGTTTACAACAGGACGCGTGAGAGACGCATTCTCCGCAGATTTGCCGAACCTGAAGCCCTTTGCGGTATTTCCGGAAACCGTCGGCTCCGGAGAGGCAAATGTGGCGTACCAATCCGCCGAAACTGCAGTCGAATAGAGCACGGTGTCAAGTACCGATAGATATTTGTAGTTTGTTTCTTGTGCTTGATTAAGCGCCTGGTAAAGTTGCAAATAACCGGGCGAGAGGTCAGCTTTGAAACCGCTGCTCTCCGCCGAGAAATCGCCGTCCTCAATCTTTATCCCCTGCGCATTTATGGTTGTAGTCGCGTTGCTTAGTTCAGACGGTGAGCCGAGATTATCAAAACGGATATTTATCTCGTTACTCAGCTGCTCAATAGTCGATGAAGTGACATAATCTCTTTCGATTTTTGTCACCTTTGACTGGATGCTGCTCGCTGTCTGCTTCAGCGTGCTTACCTCACCCGACAGGCCACTCATATTCTGTACAAGCGTTTGTATGCTAAGGTTCTGGTGGTCAACCTGCAGCTGCACCTTTTTGAGCGTCTGCATAACGCTGCCTGCCATCTTGTAATCAGTTTTCTTGACTATCTGAGCCTCTGCGGACACTTTTGACTTGATGCGCGCAGTAGTTTCTATCTGCAGCACCGTAGCCGTGAAATATGTCCCGTCCTTATCCTGGAGGCTTATGCTGTCATTCAGGTCGAGGATATAATCATCAATGCAGTCGGTTATCTGAAACGGCACGATTGACATGCCGAAGATCTGCGCTGCAACGGTTTTTATGCTGCTTTCGCGCGTCTTGTCGATGAAAGGATTGTCATCTATGCGCCACTGACAGAGATTCTCCGGTGCGGTAGTCGGATACGTGATATCGTCATCGTATCCGTCGTGTCCGAAAACCAAAGAGTTTATTGCGCCGAACTTAGGCTCCTTTGAAACCGCCTTATACCGTGCCTTGCCTATCTGAATACCCGTACTGACCGGCTTGCTTATGCGCAGTCCCCCGGTACGGCTTATCTGCGCTATGCAGCCGCCGAGTTCGGCGGCGCGGGAGATCAACTCTCGGTCTGTAACTGAGGCGTCCATATTCGGCGCTTCTGTCAGCTTAAAAGTCGACATCGGGAAAGTCGTTGTCTCGAGCGTAATGCCGTGACGCGTGCATATCTCCCGCACGAAAGCGCCCAATGTTGTCGGATAAGTCAGGCTGCCGCCATACGCGCAGTCAAAAAGCACTGCACGGTCAGTACCTTTGAAAGATATCGACCGTGCAGTTTTGTTGTTTGTAATGTCCTCGTCTTTGGCAGTAAAAAGCCCCAACGGAATCCATGTCACCGAACCGTTTATCTCGAGTCCACGATATACAGATACCTCTTTTCCGTTCAGGTCTATGGACCCGTCGAGATTGTATATCTCAAACTCACAGCTTTTCGCCGGGAACCCGCCTATCATCTTGCTGTTGGAATGCGATATCTTCGGGTATGTTTTCAAATACTGCTGTCCGGTATAAGTCGCATTTCCGACTACTATTTTTGACTTCGGCACACGGACCCTGGAGGATGCTATGTAGTTTTTATAGCTTGTACTCGCTGCGTACATATTTTGTCCTCCTTAACTGTTCGGAACGGTCTGAACGAAACGTAGCTCAAACGCCTCAATGACGTATTCGCCGTTAATCAGCGCGTGTGCCGTCACTGCATCAGAAACCGGGTACATCGTCTTAGTCAAAAACGCACCGGCACGAAGATCATAAAATTTTACAGTACATTCGGTCATCGCCCTGACTTGCAGAATTTTCCTGATCTCCGCCTCGGTCTTATCCTTTTCAAATGTCAGAATGAGCTTGTCGCGCTCCGGCAGAACTTCGCGGATCATCAAATTTTCATCGGTCGCGCCCGACCCTTCCGAGTCAGTCTGCGGATATTCCCAACCCATCCCGTCGGCGGTGAGTGTTATGCTGCCGTTTATAAGCACTTCATATTTTTCCACACTTTACACCTCCAGAAGAATCCTGCCCTCGGCTATCTGGGCTTCGTTGATAGTTTTGATTATCGTGCGTCCGTCGGGATAGCGGATAAGCAGTTCGAGCTGCAGCTTAACCTTTTGGGCACAACCGCCCGCCTTGGCGAGCGCAAGCTCGACCTGCTCGCGAATCTTTGACTCGGGCGACACTATTTCGCCCTCACGGGTGTTATCGCCGACGATAGCAAGCTGCGGATTGTTTGCCGCTACCCAGCCACCCTGGGCGAGCTTGGGAACATTCAATTCGCTGAGCGGCGATATACTCACTCCGGGGATATTGTTGATGAGTGATATAGCGCGGTTTATCGCGCGGATAAATCCGTTTATGGTTCGCTCGGCAAACGATATGATTTTGTTAACGACCGTTTTAAAGGCATTACCCATCGTTTCGCCGACCTTTGTTCCTATTGTCGAAAATTTAGAGCGTATCGTCTCCCAAATTCCCGAGAAAAATGACCCTACCGGCGCAAACACACCCTTGATAGCCGCCCACGCTTCGCTAAATTTCTGCTGGAAGTATGTCTTCACATTCGCGAAGGTTGTCATTATTCCTGCCCAGAGGTTCGAGAAAAAGTTTTTAATCGGCTCAATGATGTTTACGCTAAACCAATTCGCCACTGTTGCCCATACGGCTTTTATTCCATCCCAGGCTCTCGAAGCTGCTGCTTTCAGCTCGTCCCAATGCTTTGCGCACAAAATTATAACTGCGATCAACGCTGCTACTAAAGTCACAATAATCCCGATAGGATTCGCATTCATGACCGCATTGACAACCGCCTGCGCAGCTGCATAAGCCTTGCTTGCAACCTCTACCGCAATCATAATGCCTTTATAAGCAAGCCATGCTGCACCGACAAGCCCTATGGTATACGCGATGCCCTCAAGAATTGGTTTTCCATCCGTTTTCAGCCACTCAAGCACGCCGTTAAACGCCGACAACTTGTCGTTTACGCCCTGCAAACCTTCGGCAGCGTCCGGGGCGAATCCCTCCACAAGATCGCCATAGAGATCGGCAATATAACCGACAACGATCATGATGATTTCTCCGACATTGCCCAATATCTTCACAAGATTATTAAAGGTGTCTTTACCGCCGTTATCCCAGATATATTTAATGCTTTTTGTGACACGTTCGGCAGCTCTTGCTATTTTCTCAAACAGCTCGAGTGTTGTGTTGGCAAACGACCTTCCGCCCTCGCCTTGCCACCAATTTTTTATGACATCGCCCACGCCCTTTCCAACCTCTTTCAGATTGTTAAAGGCGTTTTTTATGCTCTGTACAATCGGTTCTCCGTGCGCCTGCCAGGCATCGGCGAGAGGGTCAAAGAATGTACCCAGCTCCGCCGATGCGCTTGACAGCTGGTCTTTCAGCGAGTTTACGCCGCCTATAGTCGCCGCTTCAACCCCCGACGCGCCCGCCGAGCTTCCGCCCGTGCCGGTATCGGATGCGCTTGATTTGCTAAGCACATTGATCTCGTCGTATGACGCAAAAGCCTTTTTGACTTTCTTGGCGGCTTTTTCGGCAGCCGTGCCGGTGTTGTCAATAGCCTCGGCGGCCTCCGTTGCCCCCGCAGTTACGCCGCCAAGGGATGTCACATCGGGCATCTCAAGCCCGATTGATGCCATCGCCGTTTTCAGCAGACCCAAAAACTTCAGCAGCGCGTCAAGCGCGGTCTGAATTGCCGGGATAAAAAGGTTTAGTATCGGTATTATCACATTGCCGATTTCTGTTTTTAATGACGTGAATGTCGCAGACAGTTTTGCGACCCTGCCGGCAAAAGTAGTTGCGTACTTTGCCGCGTCGCCTGTCTGCCATTTTGTTTCTTGCAGAATACCGTTGACCTCGGCTTCTATCTTCTGCTGCTGCGTAAGTGCGTTTGTTGTTGTGCCGATAGACTTGGCATAATCTTCCCACATTTTCGCCACATTCTTGGTAACACCTGCGTTGTCAACAAGGATAGAATTTTCGTTTTTCAGACCCTCCGTCGCCGTGGAGATGGCATCACCATATGAATAAGACGCCTGACGGCCAAATGCCGCAGCATCTTTCAGCGCAGTCATTGTCTTTTCTATCTGCTCGGTGCTGTATCCGCGAGCCGCAAGGTTTTTGTATGCGGTCACAGCGTTGTTAAGCGGCACGAGACCGTCAGAAATATAATCCTGGATAAATCTGTTCGCTTCGCTGAAAGACTTCTTCTGCCCGTTCAGAATGGAACTCAGACCCACCCATGCGGACTGCGTCTCGCTCGCCACCTCAACACACTTTTTGCCGAAAGAAACGACGGCGGCCGCCGAAAACGCAACGCCTATTGCTTTGCCGACCTTGCCCATCGCGGACGAAAACACGCTCTGAGCCTGTCCTGCGGCGCCCTTTATTTCTTTTTTGAACGCGCTTTGATTCGCCTTTATGTCGAAGAAAACAGAACCGACATTTGTGCCCAAAGGCATATTCTCACCCCCCTGCAAGATTTTTAAAGAGCTGTTGGAACTGTTCCAAGGTCATTGTGTACTGTACGCTCTCCGCTTTCGCGGCGCGGAACCGCTGCCACTTTCGGCGGATATCCTTCTCGGCATTCGTCATCTCGCGTATCTTCTTCGGGTCCTTTTCGGATCTGACCGAGATAACATATCCGAGCGGCGTATCGTGCATAATGCCTGCCAGCAGTTTCCTGTACTCCCTGACCGATATATCTTCCGTCAGAAGCCTAATACCGTACTGTTTGGCAAATGACGCTACAATAAGCGGCTCGTCAAACTGCTCGTCGTAGTAGGCTTCCTCGGTTAGTTTTTTCTTTCTTTTGCTGCTTTCTTGAGGTCTTCATAGTCCTCGCCGGTTATGGCTGCCATGACGTAAAATGACAGATTCGTATAGCCGGAAACGGATATGTCGCTGTTTACCAGCTCGGCAACAGCTTTCTTGCCGAGCGCAAGGGTGAGGATTTCCATGTCGGAATCGTCTCCGCCCTTTTCCTGTGCCTGCTGAATTTTGTCCCAGGTGGACTTTCTGTCATCGACAAGGTAAAGCTTGTCGCCGATTTTAAGCTGCGGATGATTGTCGCCCGAAAGAATGGCGTCGCCTGTATCGATTATTCTCATATTGATTCGCTCCTTCTTTGAGATTTTGGATAAAAATAGGACTGCCGCATTGTGCAGCAGTCCCGAAAATTATGAGCCCGTAGCCGGTGTGTAGGTCGGCTTGCCGTTGCTGATAAGGTCAAACGCCAGCGGATTGACGGCGGTCGCATCGTCGCCGGCATAATCGCTAACCGACACGACGACATCGCCGATAAACGTCGCACCGTCGGGGAATGTCACCTTGATTTTTGAGTCGCAGTCGCGTCCGTTCTTGAGCGCGAGTCCTGCAATATAATCGTTGCCGGGGTCACCGACATTGCGCTTGCCGCTCATGGAAAGCGTGTATGACTTCGCGGTCGCCAGCGCTCTCTGCCAGCCGTCCTCGGTGATTGAGTTCCAGGTCTCTACGCCGGTCTCAATCGAAAGCTTTGCATTTTCCATGTCGGCTATCGGCGCAAATGTCGAGCCGCTTGTGCATATCTCGATGTCGAGATCATACACCGGGAAAACTCCTGAAAAATTAGCCATATTTTCACTCCTTTTTATTTGTCGTAATAGACATCGAATTCAAAAGAATATTCATATACTCCGTTGCCGTCTGTCCCCAAGTCAATAGGACCGTCATAGCGGGAGATAACGAATGCCCTTTTCCCGTCGATTTCAAAGTTTTTCTCATCGAAAAAGTCGTAAATGCTCTGCGCCTTGTTTTCGGCTGCATCTGCATTTCGTGTCCAGCGCAGCAGAACCGTAACAGACAGCATGCCGTAGCTTCTGTTGACTTTACCGCCCACAGTCTGCACCTTTGCCGAGCCGACTCGGGAGTGATAGAAACAAATCGCTCTCTCAGCGTCGTCGTCTATCTTCCCGATGGAGATAGTGTCCGTCCAGCTGTATGCGGTTTTAAAAAAGTCTTTTAATACTTTCAGCGTCATCCGCCGCAGCTCCTTTGCATGAATTTCGCGAAGACCCGCTTTGCATAATCCTTTTTCTGACCGGAGATATACGGCTCGAACCACACTCCACCCGCCGCTTTGTTTTCAGTCCGATTGAAATTGTACTCGGGGTGAAAATAAAGCCTGCGGGCATACGGCGTATCGGACACGATATATACCTTGCTCGTGGCCGCTTCTTTGTCGTCGATGAAAGTGGAGCGGTTCTGCAGCTGTCCGGTCTTGAACGGCATCGTCTCCGACTGCTGAAGATCCGTCTTCAGCGCGTCTGCCGTTTTTACCAAGTTGCGGGAAATTGCTTTTTCAATGAGGTTTATGTTTGCCGTGTTGAGCTTCACTGTGACCTTCATTTCAGCTCAAACTCCGTATGATTCACCGTACCGTCCGGATTTTTGGCTCTGATGCCCGAATAGATTGTCATTTCGCGTTTGTGAATGGTAATCGTACCGCTCGATATTTCGCGCATCTTCGGCGCAATATCGCCTTTTACGATAACCTTGCCGACAAGCTCGGTATATTTACCGTCTTTGTCGTACAGCCGTTTCCTGCGCTCGGAATAGATGCAGGAGGCTTTTATCGGGGCGTGAGTCTTCGGCTCTCCGTCCTCACTGATGTCGGGCTCGTCAAGCCGTATTTCGCAAGGCGTAACGCAAAGGAAATCCGGGAACGGCAGTTTCTTAATGCTGTTTGCCATCATGATATCCTCCCTGTAAGTCCGGTCTGCTGCAGCAGGGCATACGCTACGGGACTCATTCCGAGTCGCTCGTAGACCTTGCCGGAATCCTTGACCGTAACGCTTATGTCAAGCACGCTATAGCTCTGTATACCCGAGCCGTCATATCCGTTTTCGTGAATATAATCCGCCTGGTAACATGCGGCGAGCCTGATTTTTTCCTGCTGAAACTCGGTAAGGTTTTCAAAACCGCGCCCTTTGATGCGGTTGAAGGTCGCTTCGTCAATCTTTATCTCGGCCAAAGACAAAGAGGCTTCGATTTCACACGAAGCCTCCTGCGTACCGTGAAAAGATTCTAAGTAGAAATTGACGTCAGCATACATTATGCATCAACTCCGTCAAGCGATATCGGTGTCGACAAACACGCTGTCGACCTTGTTATCCTTGCCGTTGGGGAATACGAATACATCGGAGAAAGCACGGTTCTGATACAGCCAACCGTCGCCCTCGGTGTGCGCTCCCGGTGCGAAGAAGTAAATACTGTTGACCTTCGGCACGAACTTCGTGGTAAGAGGCGAAGCAATCAGGATATTGATCTTCTTCGAGCCGGCAGCATCAACCTCGTAGTAGCTCGAAGTGGACGGATTGCCGGTCGGGCTCTTGACGGCGGTATACTTTTCACCGCTCTTGGTGTAATAGGTCTTGCCGGCAACAACGCTGGTATCGGCTGACGCCTTATAGGTCGTCTCTGCAGGCGCGAAACCGCCATCCTCTCCGTCGAAGTCGAAAGTGTCATAGAACACCTCGTCGTCGATGACCTCGAATACAGGGACACCGTCAATCTTTGTGACGCGGGTCTCGATACCGATGCCGCCCTCTGCGATCTGAGTCATCTCGATTTTCTTGGCAAGCTCAGTGCTCTGCTCGAGAAGATCCATTATTTCCGATCTGACATAGACGATAAGCGCACCCATCGCCTTGTATCTGCGAAGCTTGCCGGAGCCGAGTGCCTTTTTGATTTTGGTGAAGACATTGGCAGCGGTATAATCACTGAGCTTTGTTTCGGTATGATAGCCATCGAGCGTCTTTGCCTTTGTCGCGACGCGGGAGAAGAAGAGGGCGTTCGCCTCGGGCACCTCCTGGGTGCGGACGAATACCTTGGAGATGTTCTCCATCGATGCGGTCGCATTGGTCTCATCGACATCGAGTTTATCGACAAGGAACTCTATATCCCTGTCGTGCGTGACGGTGAACGGAACATCCGTCTGCACGAAGACTCCGCGGTTCCAGCCGCCGTTTCTGTTGTGGCTCTTATAGCCGCTGGTCGACATCTGGGTAAAGTGGAAGGTCTTTGCCGAGAGCCACTTCACTGCAGTCGTAATAAAGGGAGAAATGAGCGAATCCTGGGTGAGGATCTCAAGAAGCTCAGGCTCCCATCTTTCTGCGTAGTTTGCCGTGTTAGGCATTTTTCAACACTCCTTTAGTAGTTAAATCTGTTCCAACTCTTTTGAGCTGTCTTCTTGGCGGGTGCTTTCTTGCTCTTGTCTTCCTGACCGTCCCCGCCTATGCTGAATCCGGGTCCCCCGTCCTCAGCCTTATCGGTCAGCTCTGTCCACGTTTTGAGCAGTTCGGTGACTGCGGCGGAAGCTTTTTCACGGCTGAATTTGCCGTCATCGTCGAGGCAGTCCGCGCGGTCGATGAGTTTGACCGCCTTAGACACCTTGTCTGCTTTGACATGTGCCGCGAGCATCACAGCTTCCAGGACTGCGCCTTCGGCCATTGCACGAGCCTCTGCGAGTTCGGCGGCTGCTCGGGAGTTCTGCTCCGCGCCGTCCGTCTCCGGCTCTTCCTGCTTATCAAGCTGCGCCTTCTCGATAAGCTCTTTGACCTTTGCCCTGTCGGTCTTCTCGGTTATACCGAGTTCCTTCATAAGCTTGGCGACTGCCTTCTTGCTGTTTTTGACGCTGATGTTGTTTACTTCCTCGTCGGTGTACTTTTTTTCGGGCTGAGTCTGCTCGTTCTGCTCCTCGTTGCCCTGCCCCTCCGTGGTTTCAACATTCTTGTTTTCTTCTGCCATTTTTTACACTCCTTTTCTCAGTTAAGGTCAACTGTTACCCTGTTTTACGATACAGGCAAACGTTTTTTTGGATATAAAAACAGCGCCCTACAGTCAAATGCAAGACGCCGTAATTATTAAATTGTAATATGACAAAACCGCCTTGCTTTCGCTTGGCGGCAATATAAAAATCAATCGTCTATATACAACCCTTGTCTTCGCTCTTCCATCTTTTGAGCGTGATATTCTGCATAGTCTTTCACAAAGCGCTGTTTTAGATCTTCCGGAGTCTCAGGAGTAAAGTATATTATATAATCTTCTTCCACAACAATAAATCCTGCACCAATTTTACGGTTTTTCTCGAAACCCTTTGGAAAAACCATGGCATAACCATTAATGTATGGCCATCTATTTACCATTTATCCTATCAACTCCCTCTTAAAATACTTTACTATTTTAATTGCAACTCTTTGTTTTTGAGCCCCGAAATAATAATTTACAAAGCTCTGAGCAATAAGCTCTAGTGGCGATTTAGCTATGCTTCCAAGTTCTTTCTCACAAATATCCCTTATCGTCTCAAAGCTTTCATCTGAAAAGGCCGCCATGTATACTTCTTGTGTTATCTCTCGATATTTTTCATCGAAAATTGCAGTTTCTATCGGCGTAAGTGGTTTTCCGTATTCCAAACCCGATCGCTTCAAGGCAAGCACCACATGTGCATTATGCCCCATTTCATGTGCGACCAGACTTTCTATTTTATCCGTTTGATAGCTTAAGCCTGACAGAAAGTCATCATTGAGACTTTTCTTGAGCACTACCGGATTAGAGAAAGCTTTTTTATTGAGCGTTATTTTGTTAGTACCTGTTGATGGAGAGAAACGATGTTCTCCGAGTGCCTCCCCAATATTGCCAAAAGAAATCGGCTCCAAATACCGTTCGAGATCTTTAAAGTCGCCGGTTATCTTTGTTGTTGCCTCTTCAACCTGCGCCGCAACAGTTTCAGGAATGTCTCTGTCCGGAGACAGCGGAATGCCTCGTCCTTTTCTGCCAAAGTATAAATTTATTATACCATCCTCTGTACTATTGTCAAGTCTTGCGCTCCACTCTCTGAGCTTTGCCTGATATCTCGCCACATTCTCGGGATCGACGCTGCCGATTGTCAGGCGCTTGTACCGCTGCACCATGTTTTCTATGTGCGCACGGTTGTATCGACCGTAGTCGGAAACATCGTTTTCCTCGTTGTTGTAACGGTTGATATCCTCAAGCTCGGGATAATAAGTGCCGAGACCGTGCCGACACCGAGGGTGGAACAGCCCGAGCTTCATCGCCTCGGACAGCAGCATATAGTCGCCGTCGCCCGGCTTGCCCCCGGAATACACATCGTCGATGAGCACCTTGCGCTCAAACGGTCTGCAGAGCTTGCAGGCAGTGGTATGGTGCGAGATAATGACGAGCGTCTCGCCTATGCTTTTGCGAAATTCGCCTTCGCCCACCATATATGCCCGCTGGTTTGCCGTTCGGACGGCCATTGAAGCATAGTCCGCGATGTTGACCCTGCGTCCGTCGCGGTACTCGATGCAGTTGATTCCGCGTTCCAGAAAGTCTTTCACGGCCATATCGTATGCCTGGGTTTCGGTCATCACGCCGTTTGAGGCATACATTCCTGCTCGAAAGATGGTCTGCCGATAGGTGTCGTTCATCATACGCAGCACGGCAGTATTTGCCGCACCGAGATCGTTTTGCAGGGCGTTAATCATCCCGCTTATCTTTCGGTCGTTGACCTTGAAGAAGCTTTTGCGCATGGCCTTTGCGGATTTATAGCCCTTGCCGAGGGCTTTTTTATAGCGCTTCAGCTCATGCTTTGAGCCTTGCCGCAGCTCCGCTTTCATATGCTCCGATACTCTGTCCGACAGACCGCGAGTTCGGCTGTTGATAATCTGCCGGTTCTCGCGTTGGCAGCGTTTCAGCTCCTTGAGCTTTTCCGCCTGCCACTGAGGGTATCTGAGCCCGGCGTCTGCCTCCTCGGCAAGATGACGGGCGAGGTTACGCTGCATCGACTCGATGAGATAAAGCTCCATATCGCGATAGATCTGTGCTATCTCTCTGTCAAAATCAACGCCGCTCATCTGTTACCTCACTCAAAATCGTTCAGCGCGGGTTCGTTCATTTCGAGGATACCGCGCTCCTCTTTTATGCGCTTGACCTCTTCCGCCTTCCAGTCGTCGTCCTTGTCGTCGCCGTAAAGCTCGTCGACCTGGGTCTTGGTCGACATTATGCCGCTGGTTGCCGCCTTGCCGATTGTCTCGACCTGCGCCTCAAAGGACGGGTTCGCATAACCGCCGAAATTAACGGTGACTTCAACCTCTTTGCTCTCGCGGCCGTTGAGCGTGCAGTAAAAATCAAGAGACGCCTGAACAAGGTCGCGTATTGCCTTGTTGAGGACATCGGTGACCCGGTTGCGGGTATAAAGCGTGGTTTTTTCCTTTTCGCGCTGCGCCTCGGCGTTGTCGAGCTTTTTAACATCGATGCCGAGCGTGGACGGGGAAATTATGCCCTGCAGACAGAGATCGAGCACGGTGCAGTATGTTGACAGCAGCGCCTCATACTGGATGGTGCCCTGTGTGGTTTTAATCTCCTGCTGCACACCCTCCGCCATGCTTCCTTGCAGCTGAATATACTCATTATCAAAGTCATTACTTTCGAGCACCTCGCCGGTACGGACATTGCGCGGCAGCAGGTCAACGGGTATGTACTCCTTTATCTGACCCTTGCGCACGGCGAGCATCCACTGAGAGAACACCTCGTCAAAGGCGTCAAAATCGTCGAGCTTGCCGTCAAAAATCGACTTGCCGCGCCCGGGATAGATAGTTGACCGCCGGAACATCAAAGGCACCGCAGGCAGGAAATGGGCGTTATTTTTGATATCTCTGCACCCGTCGAGCTCCGGGAAGTCGGATATATCCGCCTCTCTATCGTTCGACACATCCACCAGCGAATATGTTATGCTGTCATAGTCGTACCGCTCTTTGAGCAGATACGGCTTCTGCTTAATGGTCTTTTTGGTTTTGAATACGACCGCGCCGATCCTGCCTCGGTTATACTCGAAGTCCACACGGTCGGCAGGATAGAACTCAATAATCGGCAGTTTGCTTACCGTGGGGTCATACGACAATTTAAAAGCGCCGTCACCCAGATACAAAGTATCTCGGACGGCGTCGCTTATTATGTCGGTAATCAGGTTGCTCCTCGCGATATCCTCCCACACCTTCCACATGTCGGGGTCGTCAACGGTGACAGCGTACAGGTCTCCGACACAAACATCGGTCAGCGTATCGACTATCAGTGACGGCAGCCCGGTATGAATTTTGCGGATCTTCATTCCGCGCGTCGGCTTGCTACCCCAAAAGTGTCCGTTGCCTATGTTGTCCTGAATATGCGCATAAAGCTCTTCGATTTCGTTCGCCCTGCCGCGATACCAGATACGGTCTTTAAATACTTCGGCGTCATGGTCCATAAGCTGATGGATATTTATAGACACTCCGTTATCTGTGCTGATATTCAAAAAGTTCCTTACGGCGGTTCTGACTCTGTCGCCCAGGCTCATTTAATCACCCTCCTGTTACTGCGCCGATCTGCTTAACATACGGCAGCCATCCGTACTGCGACGCATTTATTGTGTGGTCGTTTCGGTCTTCCGGTTGATTATCCTTATCCTGCTGCCAGCTGTACAATTCAAGCTCTGCGATATGGTTCTTGCAGTGGTCGCACACAAGGTAATGCCCCGTGTGCAGCCAGCCGAGCTGCAGGTTTATACGGTCGATTATCTTTGTCGCCTTATAGGCGTTGTTGAAAGAATAGAGACAGGCGTTATTCCGACGGTACTTCAAAAGTTCCGTCATAGTTGCCTGGTCCGCGGAATCGATAAAGACATTCCGTGCGAGCCCCCACTCCTTGCGGTTGCGCTCCAAAAAGTCAATGTAGTTGCGCACCGTGTCGCTCGGCGCTATCGGCTCGCTGATGTCTCGGTTGTTATAGACCCGCTCGTCAAGGCATATTACCTTTCGGTCGTCGGTGATGCCGAGAAACATCATCGCTATCGTGTCCGGGGACTGCGAGGAATACGCCGTATCAAGCCCGGACGAAAACGCGATGAACTCAAACGGATCATTCTCATCCTCTAAGCGCTTGCGTATCGCCGCTTTTGATATAACATGCCGCTTGCGGTCAAAATTAGAAAAGACAAGCCCGGTGGCTCGTCCTCTCAATCCGAGTATTTTATTCTTGTAAATCTTTGTACCGGCGGGAACGTTGCTTATAATCTGCTGCCGTTTCTCGGGTGTCAAGGCGGCGTTGTGGTCAAACGAGAAGTACCACCACACCCATCCGGGCATTGCCGGAGACGAAAGCATGGAGAGCAGTTCCGGCGGCGCGTCGTCCACATATTCGGGTAACGGCCTGGAACGGTTGATATATTCCGAATACACCGGAAGGTTAGGGTCGTCCGGGTTTAGCGTAGCAAGCAGATAATCGCAGCGCATAGCCGCCTCGCGCACATACTCCATATCCGCAATGTTTATCTCGTCGATATAAAGGCAGCCATACTGGCCGCCCAGAGCCTTTTTCCAGCGAGCTTTGTTGTCGTAGCCGAGCACATAGATTATTTTGTCCTCTGCTCCTGTGCGAAAGACGATATGCGGCAAGCTGTACTGACCCTTACCGCCGCTGTTGTATTCTACCCGGGAGCCGAACACATCTATAATGCCGAGCTCCTTGTTGATGATGTTTTTCTCGATTGTTCCGGTGTCCAGGCCGCTGACGATGTGAATCTTTTTCGGGCTCGCCGCAACGCGGAACATAAACTTCATAATGCCGACCGTAGTCTTGCCGGCATAGGTCGTCCCCTCGAGGAACTCGACCGACGCCGAGCGGCAGCGGAGGAAATCGCGGAACTTCTTACTCAGCAGGACCTCACTCATTGCCGCTCAACTGCCTCAGAATGCTGTCAAGCTTATCAGACGGTTCTATCTTAGCTTCAATACCGTCCTTGAACAGACAGAACCGCTTGCCAAGCAGCTCCGCAGCCTTCAGGCGCTCTTTTTCGTCCGGAGGCTTATCCAGCACCTTTGCCGCACTGCAGCCGTCGCCTTGACCTTCCACAACCACGACGCTCGCCGTGCTGTCTCCGCGCATCACGGCGGTGAGGTACTCCATGACCTCCTGCGCGTCGGCTATCTTTTTCGAGCTCAGCTCATCGAGTTTTGCTTCGATGTAGGCTTTAACATTAGCATTTGTTAGCAGCCTTGACGCATTGGCTCTCGCAGCATCATCCGATTTTATCCGCGGATAAGCAGCCTTGTATGCTCTTGTCGCGTTGCAGTCGATGATGTACTCATCTGCAAACCGCCTTTGCTTGTCGGTCATGGTCTCACCTCCGGTCTTGTGTCACATATTTTTTACAATCGGGTTATAAAAAGCATAAAAAAAGCAGCCTCAAAAGGCTGCAAAAAAAGTTTTATCAAACTCATGTTCGATAATAATATCACATACGCAATCGATCCGCAAGCACAAAATATTAAAAAATTAAGTTTCTGAATTTTGCACAAATAAAACAACAGTACAGCGATAAAATTAGGCTATTCGAACACAAGAGAATGTGTCCGATTATATTGAAATTTTTTCGAAAAGGGCTTATAATTTTTCCAGGAAAAGTTTGGCAGCGCAGCAGAGGAAAATAGGATATCGAAAGGTGTGTCTATCTTGTCTCTGCCAATAGTCGTCTTTATCACGTGGATCGTCTTCGGCTCGTCACCAATAAAAGCCGCTGTAATTTCTATTTTGGAAATCACTGCCGCTGTTATTGAAAATCTGCTTCACAAAAAACATCCGCAGAATGAGCCACAATCGCT